ATTGAAGCCGTTAAGGAGTTATCTGAAAAGGTCAAGTAACTCATTTCTTTTTTCCCATGCTCATCAATGAACATGGCAAAAACGAATTAAATCTATTCTAAAGTATCCATCAACGCGAGTGTCAATACACCCACGATGAAGAACATCACTACATAATTACACTCTGTATCTTCCACTGTCGTCGGTTTCTTCTGAGGGACCACGACCCGCTTGGGTCTAGGTGGAGGGATAGGATCCTCCTCTATTGGACAGTACCCTATCATTTATACTATACCTAAAGATTAATTTCAGTCTTCTTCCTTCTGGTTTTCTTACTGGGGTTACCAGTGACGTTTACTTCCTTCACTTGACCACCCGTGGATTCGCCTGAGATCGAAACGATATCGGAGACGTTATCGTCGTCATCCTCCACGGAGGGGATTTCTCTCACAGACTCCATGGGCTTCGTGTTCATGGGTGGGGGTGGAGGCATCATGATACCACCCATCAGACTGGAAATATCCATACCTGGACCCTTCATCTCGTAGGAACCGTCACCAGAGTTCTGCGTCGACTGTGTACCCTGTGTGGCAGTGTTTTGGACCGCAGACATCATGTTCTTGACAAGATCGGGGTTCTGCTTCAAAACATCGTTCATGTTCGGGATCGCCGCCTTAAACATACTATTCGTGAGGTGGAACATCATCGCGGAACCACCCAACATCATGATCAACTTCACCTCGGGGGCGACGTTTACCTTATTCCTATATTTCGCATATAGCTCTTCAAATACTGTATCGTAATCATCAACACCTTCCATAACGGATTCTGACCAACCTTCGAGTTGAATTTCGAAGGGATTGTAACGCTTATTCATGAATTCGAGACCCGTGACACATGCAACAAGCATACGACGCGAAAAGCGGACGGATTGATCAACTTCGATACCATACGTGATTCGCTTCACCTCAGTACGAATTTCATCTATACCAGAATACATGTTCAAACGTTTGTTCGTGTTCACACCCTTCTTATCCAGACGTGCAAGTTTATTCAGGAGATCCGCCTTCTCTTCATCGATAGAGTTGTACCCCTTCGTGGGTTCTTCCTCCGCATAGTTTCCACCCCCCATATCCATATCTTCTTCCTGGTAATCATCATACTCACCATGATCATACTCCTCAACCGGTGGCTTGGGAGGGGCTGTCTGTTTATTCGGGTTGACAAATGCATCAATCTCTTCTTGGTGTTGAATAGGCTGGGGTCTCGAATTGTTCGTGGGTCTTGCTCTGGGTCTTGGGCGAGAAGGTGGAGCAATACGAATCTCATCCATCAACGCCTGTTCATTCTCGTCAAGTTTTATGATATCGGCACCACCTCGGTCGAGGATAATCTCTTCGTCCATCTACTCTTTATACTGAAACTAAAGTAGTATCTTTAACGCACTTCATTAAAAAATGTTACTTAGTAGTAAATGAAGTTCAGTCGCAATACCTTCTTGGTTATCCTCAGTATCGTCGCCATCGGATTCTTGATTCGTCGCACGGCTCTCAGCTGTTACCAGCCCAGGTCAATTGAGATCAAGGCCATTAATGAAGATTCCCTTTTCGATCTCGAACATAAACTCGAATGTACCCCTGGTCACACCAAGGACGGGAGCACATACACCAAATCACTGACACCCGGTGGTCTGTGTAAGTCTGAACAACTTGTCCGTGATCAGGCCAATTACGCCATCGTCGGTGGGATTGGTGGATCTTTAATCTAAGCGTATTGTAAATGACTACGATCGTTGCTTCTAGGTCAGACGTTCCTGATTTTGAATATGAATACCACACTATTACTATTGATACTATAGGTCAAGCAAGTGCGAACACGTTCACGGTGTATCTCAATACACCTCTCCGTAACGTCGTTCAAGCCCGACTCCTCGGTGCCCGGATCAATACGGTCCACAGTACAGAACATTGTTATGTTTCTATCGATGAACTCGATAGTAATTTTGCTGATAGAGCGATAAAAGACCCACCTCTTTCCACATCTACACAACCCGGACTCTCCGTATTACGAAACTCCTTCGCGAGTATCGTGAGCAGTTCTTCAGCGTCTAGTGGTAATCAGGTGTTTGCTTTCAAGGATAATTATTTGATTGCTCAACAATATTTAGACCCCCTCTCTAGATTCGATCGTCTCAATTTCCACATTCGCGATGAAAATGGGGATACGATCACCAATTCCAGTTCCACAGGTAATAACTTTTTTGTCATTCGCTTCATATGCAAAAAGTCGAACTTAAAATAAACTTTCCTTATTATAACTATGTCATCCGGTATAGTGAAACTGATCGCCATCGGTGCACAAGATGAACATATCATGGGAAAGCCTGAAATTTCTTTTTTCACTTCGACGTTTAAAAGACATTCAAACTTTTCACAGACCATCGAAAAACAGACGATACAGGGTGCTGTGAATGGTAATTCCATGTCAACCATCCGCTTCGAGAAGACTGGTGATCTTCTCGGCTACACCTATTTCACCATAGACAATAATAACGCATCCCTCGATCACCCAGATTGGACCAAGCTCATCGACTATGTCGAACTACTGATTGGTGGACAGGTTATCGATACACAGGATTCCATCTTTACCGAAAAAATTGCGATTGATACCTTCGCCAACAATGTTTCAAAGAGTTCAAACGGTACACACCCCGGGACCAGTGCTCGCTCCTACTTTTACCCACTTCGATTCTTCTTCTGTGAAAGTCCACAGACCGCAATTCCACTTGTTGCCTTGAACTACCATAACGTCGAAATCCGAATTCATTGGGGTCCGGAAGCAGGGAATTACCAATGGTCCGCACATAGTAACTATTACTACTTAGACAATGAAGAGCGTGGTGCCCTCGCCACACGTAATCATGAAATGTTGATCTTCCAGGTTCAGAAGAATATTCCCAGTAATGAAACCATCCAGGATCTTAATTTCAACCACCCCGTCAAATATATTGCGAGTTCAAATACGAGTAGCTACAGTGCGTTGACGGCGTACGATAATAAGGTGAAAATGACCATTAACGGTGTGGACATTGATGGATACAAGTGGGCTCGTCCACACTTCATCGAAGTCATGAATTATTACCACACAAACTTTGTCACGTCGCCAGACTTTTTCCTGTTCTGTTTCTGTCTCACAACGAGTCTTTCACAACCAACAGGGACACTGAATTTCAGTCGTCTCGACAGTGCGAAGATCTTTAGTGAACGATTGCCCATCAAGGACCCCATATACGCCGTCAACTATAACATACTAAAGATTTCTAACGGTGTCGCTGGTTTGCTTTATGCCAATTAAAATACTATGCTATTATAAATGGTCAAGAACTCAAGTACCATCGATCGGGGTACGAAAATCCGTCTCGGTCGGTGGCATAATGACGACCAGGCCGACAATACGATCGTGATCAACGCTTCGGATACTCCAATCCAAGTGGATCAACCAGATGCTCTTTACATGAAACCTATTCGAACAGATGAGAGGGATAGTACTCTCATGACTGGCTTTAATATAAACACTTTTGAAATTGTGAATACTGGCTTGCGACGAGACGATGTTGCTCCACGAGAGATAGATTACTATGCGAATATTGGTAATACATTAACGAGTACTCTTCTTTTTACGGGTGATAGGTCATTCACTACGACGGGTACTGTTGGTATTTCAAATATTGACCCTATCCACACTTTAGATGTTGGGACTAAATTTTACGTTGATGAGAATAATGTGAATGTTCTTACTGTCCTCGGAAATACATATGTACAAGAAGATCTCGTCGTCGGTGGGAGTCTGAATGTTATAGGAACAGTCACGGCGATAGATACTGTGAACACGACAGTCAAAGATGCAATCATAGAGATTGGGAAAGGGAATGTATCTTCGGATATGGGGATCATCATGGATCGACCGGGTACGAATGTCACGTTAGGATACCGAGAAGTTGTTGACGAATTCGTAATCGCATACACAGATAGTAGTGCAACAAGTTCTGCAGTTGTACCTTCTTCAGAACTCATAGATGTTCGTGTACATGGTCGTCTACACACGAACTCCAATTTGACAGTTGACACCAATACCTTTCACGTTGATGCGATAAGTGGACATGTTGGTATACATACAGTAACACCCCAAACTGATTTAGATGTTGTCGGTGCTGTTGCGATATCTTCCAATCTTACGGTTGATACAAATACCCTTCACGTCGATTCCACAACGGCTCGTGTAGGTATCAACACATTAAACCCAACTACTGACTTTCATGTAGAAGGTGAAACCTACGTTTCTGGAAATGTGACTGTTGATACAGATACCTTCCATGTGGATACAGTGAATGATCGTGTTGGTATCAACACATTGAACCCGACAACAGATTTTCACGTTGAAGGTGAAACATATGTTTCGGGAAATGTTACAGTCGATACGAATACTTTCCACGTGGATACAGTCAATACTCGAGTAGGTGTCAATACATTGAACCCGAGTACCGACTTTCACGTTGAAGGTCTAACATATATATCGAGCAATCTCACAGTCGATACAGACACTTTCCATGTAGATGCAGTACAAGATCGTGTCGGTATTAATACACTCAACCCTCAAACAGATTTCGATGTTGTGGGTAAGGTTGCTATATCTTCTGATCTATCAGTCGATACGAATACCCTCCATGTCGATGCCAGTTCGAGTCGTGTTGGTATAAACACATTGACACCATCTACAGATTTCCACGTGGAAGGTGAAACCTACGTCTCTGGGAATGTTACAGTGGATACAGATACATTCCATGTGGATACCGTCAATGATCGTGTTGGTATTAACACATTGACACCAACAACTGACTTCCATGTTGAAGGAGATACCTACGTATCCGGAAATGTGGATGTTAATACAGATTTAACCGTGACTGGGAATGCGTATATGTCATCAAATATAATAGTCACTGGGAATGCCGATGTTCTAACAGATTTGAATGTTACCGGAAATGCTTATATGCAAACAGACTTGACCGTCACCGGTAATGCCTATATGACATCAAATATAGTGGTCACTGGGAATGCTGATGTTCAGACAGATCTGAACGTCACTGGCAACGCCTACATGTTATCAAATATAGTGGTCACTGGGAATGCTGACGTTCAAACAGATCTGAACGTCACGGGGAACGCCTATATGTTATCAAATATTGTGGTAACTGGAAACGCCGATGTCCAAACAGACCTGAACGTTACAGGAAACGCATATGTGTACTCAAATGCGGTGGTCACTGGAAATGTAGATGTACAAACAGATTTGAATGTAATTGGAAATGGTTACATGCAAACAGATTTAACTGTCACCGGGAATGCCTATATGTCCTCAAATGTCATCGTCACTGGTAATGTCGATGTACAAACAAACCTCAATGTCGCCACCGACGCTATAGTCACTGGGAATGTCGTTGTACAGACAGACTTGACCGTCACTGGGAATGCCTATATGTCCTCAAATGTAATAGTCACTGGACTTAATGTCACCACTGACGCTATAGTCACTGGGAATGTCGGTGTTCAAACCGATCTGATCGTCACTGGGAATGTCGATGTTCAAACCGATCTGACCGTCACTGGGAATG